GGGTTCGGGGCGCGGCTACGGGGAAACGCTCGGTCTATTGGCTGGGTGATGAACGAAAAGTTTTTGTCGAGTTTGCCGGCGGTATTATGGATGTCGGGACAAGACAAGCGGAGGCTTTAGTTAGGACAAGCGTTCAAGCGGTCTCAAACGCGGCGAACTATGAAACGCTTCGGCAAAACTCGGATATTGTTCGGGGGGTTCAAGCTATGGTCACGCTTGATTTGCGAACAACCGTAATCTGCATGGCGCGAAGTTCTGCGGTGTGGGACTTAGATTCCGGAAATCCGATTTCCGGAACAACCGAAATTTTTCCAGGCCCGCCGCCCTGGCATTGGGGGTGCCGAACGTTTTTGATTCCGTATTTGTATTCTTGGGAAACCTTGAGAAAAAAGAAGCTTCCGGCGGGTAAACACAAAAAGATTTTAGAAATTCCGGCGTCTACCCGCGCCAGCATGACGGGCCAAGTAGCGGCAGGAACCAGCTACGAAACATGGCTGAAATCACAGCCGATTGATGTCCAAAAGGATAAGTTGGGCCCGGGAAAATATAACCTGTGGAAAAAAGGAAAATTAACTTTTACGGATTTAATAAATCAGAAAGGGCGGCCCCTGACGGTCGCGGAATTAAAAAATAGGAGGATAAACGGTGCTTAAGGTTTTTGTGAAGGACCTTACCGAAATCTCGGAAAGTCTAAGGGAACATTACGTTGCAAGCGATGGCGGATATGTTTTAGATGTTGATAAAAAGGAGTATTCAAACCGAATAAATGAATTTCGAACGAATAATATTGATTTGACGAATAAGTTGAAAGCGTTCGGTGATTTGACGGTGGAAAAATACGACAGTTTAAAAACGGAGTATGAGACGCTCATGGCATCTCAGAAACAAGCCGGCGGCAAAGGTGAAAGCGAGGATTTAGAACGACTAAAAGCTGAATATGAGCAGAGGTTGGAGCAGGCTAATGCCGGGAAAGCTGAAGCTGAAAAATTGACGCAGAATTACCGCGAAAAATTGAACGCTCATATTATAGATAACACCGTGGCGAAAGCTATTTCTAACGTGGGAAAAGTTCAAAAAGGGGCTCTTCCGGATATTCTTCGGAGGGCGCGTGACGTTTGGCAGGTTAATGAACGGGGGGTTCCGGTAGCGATGGATGGTGAAACGGCTATCTATGGTCAGGACGGAAAATTACCTTTGACAATCGAAGAGTACGCGCAACGGCTTATAACTGAAGCTCCTTTTTATTTCGAAGGAAATACCGGCGGCGGCGCGGGGGGTTCCGGCGGGAATTCCGGCGGGGGCGGCGATTCTCCGGAAATTATTACGCGGGAACAGTTTCAGAACGCCAGTTCGGAAATGATTGATAAAATTGCGGCGGGAAAGATGGTTATTGGCGATTGACTTTTTTAGACGTGCCTAGCTAAAATAGAATTTATCCGACGGTGTCGGATTAACGGTTTTTAATAACACATGGAGCCGGTGGCTTAATCTGATAATAAAGAAAAGAATATGCCTAATACGCTTACTAATGTAATACCTCGCATCTTAGCGATGGGCATTACCGCGCTTCGAAGCGCGGTAATAATGCCGAGACTGGTGTCTACCGAATATGACGCCGACGCTAAAAAACGCGGCTCTACTGTCGATATCCCCACAGCGCCGGAGATTGCCGTTCGAACGGTATCTCCCGGCGCTAATCAGGTGCAGGCCGGGGATATTGCGCCCGGTATCGCGCAGATCGTACTTGATCAGTGGAAGGAGGCCCCTTTCTACCTTACCGACAACGATTTCCTGAAAATCGAACGTAACGTTTTACCGCTGTCGGTAGGGAGCGCTATTTCCGCGTTGGCTAAAAATGTAAATGCTTACATTTTTTCAAAATATAAAAAAATCTACGGTTACACCGGCACTGCGGGAACTACGCCTTTTGGGGGGTCCTCTCCGACTTCTTCCGATGCTACTCAAGCCCGAAAGATCCTTAATATTCAAGAGGCGCCCCTTGATATGCGCAGGATGGTTCTCGACCCTTCCGCAGGGGCGTTGGCTTTGGACTTGGGGGCTTTTCAGGACGCTAGTAAATCCGCGGATCCGCAAGTAATTACCGACGGACTTATCGGCCGAAAGTTAGGGTGGGATTTTTATGAGGATCAGCAAGTTCCGACCCATACGGCCGGAAGCATCACAACGGGTTTGGCCGCGAAAACCTCAACGGCGCAGGCCGTGGGACTTAAGGCGGTCGTGTGTACTACCGCCGCGAGCACCGGCGCATGCGAGCTTAAAGAAGGCGATATCATAACGTTTGCGGGTGACGGACAGACATATGTTTTGACGGCGGATGCTACGCAGGCGACCGCCGCAACGGATGTTACTCTGAACATAGAACCCGGGCTTAAAATCGCATTGTCCGGGGATGAAGCCGTTGCGCTGAAAGCCTCCCATGTCGTTAATCTCGGTTTTCAAGCCGGGGCTTTTGCCTTTGCGTCTCGTCCGCTACTGGACGTTACCCGCGAGATAGGTATAAACGCGCAAGTCGAAAGTATGACGGATCCGATAAGCGGGATTAGTTTAAGGCTTGAGGTTACGCGTCAGTATAAACAAACGGAGTGGAGTTTCGATATTTTATATGGCGCGGAGTGTATAGATCCGAGGAAAGCGGTACGGTTGGCCGGTTGATTTAATCCTATTCGCCTATCTGCCGGGCGGATCTATTTATAAAAAAAATGAAGACTAAATTGAAAACGATTGAAGTGCGTGGGGGCTCATCCGGGCGTTTGGTTATTAACGCTTGTGATTATGATCCGAAAAAATACGATCTGTGGGTGTCTGAAGAACTTCCGGGGCTAAACCCTAACGATGAAGTTATGAGTTCGGATTTATCCGCGCAAGATGTAGCCAGGGGATCCAATACTATTTTTTCGGCAACGGATACTTATGCGGAGCTTAAGGAAAAAGCCGCGCTTTTTGGAATTTCGGCGAAAGGAAAGGACGCGCTCATTAAAAAGCTTAAGGACGCGGGGCGAATGACATGACTCTGATAGTTACGCCGGGCGCGACGGATGCGGATAGTTATGCAACTCTGGCGGAAGCCAACGACTACCATTTATCCCGTCTTCATAATTCGGAGTGGACCGCCGCGACGGACGTGATGAAAGAAGCCGCGCTTCTTTGGGCTACGAGAACGCTTGACGCTAATTTTTATTGGGTAGGCGTTAAAGCTACGGATACGCAAAGTTTAGACTGGCCGCGTTCGGGGGTAGTTGACCGAAATGGATATTCAATAGATAGCGATATTGTCCCCGTGGAAGTTAAAAACGCGCAATCCGAGCTTGCTTTTTTGTTAATTAAAAATGATCGGACATTGTCTGCGGATCCTGATCCGGATGGCGTAAAGGAGCTAAAAATTTGCTCCCTGGCGTTAAAATTTGAATCGAAAAAAATGCAGGGCGCGCTATCGGCTTCGGTCGTGGCTCTGGTTCAAGAATTCGGAAAATTTATCGGTGCGGGAAATCCGGCCGGTTCCGGAATTTATTTTCTCGAAAGGGTATGATTGATATTAGCGGTTTGGCTCAAAAAGGTATCAACACGGCGTTTCGGGTATTTAAAGATATTTTGGTATCAAGTGAGATTGTCGTAAAAGCGAATAGCTATAACCCGGTGACGGGGGGTTTTACCGACAGCGAAACGCTTTATCCCGTTTCCGAAATTATTTGTTGCGGGTATGATAGTTCTCGTATTGACGGAGATATTATCCGAGATAAGGATAAGGAAGCGGTGTTGAAAGTTTCTGAGGTTCCGGTAGAAATTACGAATGAAATGAAGATTAGATTTACCGGCGGGGGCGAATGGGATATTTTACACGTTGAGATCGACCCGTCTTCGACAGTTTATTTTTTACAGCTTAGGAGGCCCTAATGGCGGATGCGGCGACGACCGAGAAAGTTTTAACCAATAGCTATCAAGCAATCATAACGGGCGCGTGCCTGGCAACAGTTGAAAAAGGCGTTGGCGTGCTGTACCGATTTGACAGCTCCGCCCCCTCAGAAAGTGATCCGGGCCACTCTCTTTTTGTTGTGCCCGGCGAAACGGCTTACTTATCATATCCGGGGGGGCTTACCGTGTATGCGAAAATACACCCGCGTTTTCAGGATGCCGGTGTTCCAACGGTTATTTCCGTGACGGGGGTATAAAAATGGGACTGATATTTCCGGGGGGTTTAACGGATCTAAGTAACCGCACGTTTCAAAAGTTTGCCGTGGCCGGAGACGCAACCGTGGCCGAAAGAAACGCGACAATAGTTTTTCGAAACGGCGTGTCCGCATCGACCTATACTTACAAAAGTTCTTCCGGGTTTCAGGGTGGAGATTGGCAAGTTTTAAGAAAAACCGGGATTGGCGACATAACTATAGCAAGAGGCGCGGGCGTTACCTTTCTCCACGAGGATTTTCCAAATCAGGATATTAAAATCGATGGTAATGACGGGTATTCGGTTTGTGTGGAAGCAATTGAGGAAATTTACACGTCTACTCAAATCGCGGCGTCGGCTGCGGGGGATAGGTATTTAATATCCGGCGGTAATATTCAATACGCGCGGTTTGTCGCGGGGCAAAAGATTTTGGTCAGTGGTTTTACAAATTCAGTTAATAACGGCGTGAAAACGATTTCATCTTTTATCAGCCCATACAATACTTTAGTAATAAGCGAAACCGATTTAGTCGGTGAAGCGGGAGGCGCCGAAATAACAATAAAAACTTTATACACCTATCTTATTTCAGGCTCTATAAAAACGGCGGCTTGATATGACCTTTTTTAATCGGCGTTCGGTAAATACTCCACACCCGACGAACATTCGGCTCGATTTTAAGATTGTGTTGGATATGACGGACGATAGCGCGCTAACGCTGAATGGCCAGGACGTTTCTCAGGTGCGTAATAAGCGGTCGGGGTCTTATAATTTTTCTCAAAGTTCGGCGGTCAGGCAGCCGCGACGCTCCGGAAAAGCTTTATACTGGGATGATCCCGTAAACCTCCAATGGCTAGATGCCGGTTCCGATTATCTGTTTTTTGACGCGGCGGATACGAGTGGCGCTTTTTTATTCGCGGTCGCGAGTACCGCGGGCAGTAGCCCGAATCAACCATTTATTTTTGATTTCGGACAAGCCGGTGGCGCCGGGTGGGGGATTAGTCTCGCGACGGATGCGATCGTGGGGTATACGCCCGGAAATTACGGTGGCGCGATAGTTTCCGCGGGGGGTTCGCACGGAACCGATTATTATGTTTTAGGGTTCGAGATTAAATTTGAGGAAACCCAAGAGATATACCTTGATAATATAAAATTAGGCGGGGGCCCCATATCTTTACTAGATTTACGTAACGCATATATTATGGAAAACCCAACGCGAGTTAATGACGCGGGGCCTATGACGGTCGGGATAACGTCTAAAACCTCCGTGGAGTCAACCCGGTCTTTCCGCGGGGGCAAAATAAAAATGTTGATCGTCGGTGCGGGGACTCTGGACGCGCATAAGCGAAAATTGCTTTTTAAATATTTACGAAATAAAGGAGCTCGGGTTTAGCTGTGAGTTTTGATTGCGCTACATACAAAACGGAAAAAAACGCATTGGCGGGGGCCGAACGTAATTGGATAAATTACGTAAGAGAGCAAGTTTCCGCCGGGAAAAAGGCGGTTAGCCCAATGGGTGATATAATTTCGGATATATCGGAAATCTCTGACAAGGAATTGATTAATTTTGAGCTTGCGGGTTTCCGAGAGAATCGTTTTATATCTAACGGCGGCAACACTGTTGCCTTTGCAACCCCGGTTAAAGCGTACAATTTAGATTTATGGTATTATCCTTTGCCGAAAGATCGGTATATGGTGGGCGTCGAAGGCTGCACAGTGCAAACCTTTAGTTCTTCTTGGGAAATTCCGGAAAATGAGTGACCTGAAGGGATTTAAACGCGATCTTAATAAATTTGCGGATTCAATAGGCGTTAAAACCGAAACGGTTCTAAAAAAAATTTCTTTACAGACTTTTACGGGGGTGGTTCAGAAAACGCCAGTTGATTCGGGTCGCGCGAGGGCTTCGTGGGTAATTGGAATCGAAAAACCCGTTAATAGCCCGGTATTACCGGAAAACCAAGAGTTTGACCCCCAGCAAGCCGCGGATTTTTCATTTCAAGAAATTTCCGAGCTTAATAATCTTGGTCCGGAAAGTACTGTTTTTATTTCTAACAGTCTTCCCTATATTGAAGTTTTAGAGGAAGGGAGTAGCCAGCAGGCGCCGGAGGGCATGGTGGCGATAACGCTCTTTGAGATCGAGCGGGACATAAAGCGATTAGTTGATGAAGTTTAGCGAATTTAGACAATTTGCGGAAAGTCGAATTGCGACGGAATGGACAACTACGCCCATAGCGTTTGAAAATGCGCCTGATTCGGATGCGCTCATAGCCGCTAAAAACGCTAAAGATGCTTGGGTTCGGTTTATCATTCGGGAAGGAAACGGCGCGCTTCAAACGATTGGCGCCGGATCTCGGTTAGATCGGTATTCGGGGGCGTTAATTATGTCCGTTTTTGTTTCCCAAGCTTCCGGAACGCGAACGGCGGCGGTTTATGCGGATAGTTTATCCGATATATGGAAAGGATATTCCGGTCAGCCTTGCGTTCGATTTGGTACACCGTATTTTACCGTTGTGGGCGAGACGGATGGATGGTTCCAAATAAATGTAATGGTATCGTTTCAGAACAATGAATTTTCATAAAGGGTAAAAGATGTCTTGTGGAGCGGAAAGTAATCAACTTGAGCTTAGATATATAGAAGAGGTGACGCCGGGAACCGCCCCCGCTACGGGAAATATGCAAATATTACGGAATACCGGGTTAGGCGGCGGCGTAGATAAATCCGGAGTACAATCAAATGAAATTCGGTCCGATCGGCAAATTCAGGATTGGATAAAAACAAAATTGGAGCCTAATTTCACGGTGAACGGGGAGTTTTCTTGGGAAACCTGGGATGATTTTTTTGAAGCCGCGCTTTTTGCGGATTGGGCGACTGTTAATTACGATTCTTTGACAAATACGGTTGACGCGGACGAAACCGGCGGCGTATACACTTATGCTCTCCCGACGGGCCACGGTCTTACCTTAGTTCCCGGCGCAAAATATAAATTCGGAGGGTTTACCAATTCAGAAAATAATGGAGTAAAAACCGTTATTTCTCAAGTTGGCGATACCGTTACGGTTGAGGAGGCGCTGGTCGATGAAACATCCGTGGCCGATGTAACTATCGAGGGCAGCGTTCTGGCAAATGGCGTCGAGAAGCACACCTTTACTTTCGAGGATGAATTTACGGATGTCGTGAAAACTCGCACTCGCACCGGCGCGGCGGTAGGTAGCTTGACGCTAAATCTCGCTAAAGAATCAGTAGCGGCGATAGTAATCGAGTTTTTGGGTCAGAATGTTACGGTTCAGGACAATTCCGTTGTCACGGGAACCCCCATTAGCCCGAATAGTAACGACGTAATGAACACGGGCGATGACGTAGCGGACATTTACGAGGGTGGGACGCTGAACGCTTTGACTGATAATCTGACAATCGTTATTGGGAACAATCTTCGGGGGGTTAACGCCATAGGAAGCACTGAAAATATTTGCGTAGCGTCCGGTAATTTTTCAGTTACCGGGGATTTTAACGCGTATTTTCTGGATTGGACTTTCTATCAGAAATTTTTGGATAATAGCGCATCGAGCCTGCGCTTTAAAATCGGGGATTCAAACGGAGATTATTATTTTAACATACCGCGAATAAAAATCCCTACGGACGAAATAAACGCGGGAGGCCCCAACCAGGATGTGATAGCCTCCGCGACTTATCAGGGGCTTGTTGATTCGGTAACGGGAAAAACGCTTATTATAAGTAAAATATCGAGCTAGGAGGACTTTAGTATGTTTGATCTTAACGCTATCGCAACGGATACGAAAAAAGAAATTGAAGGCGTTTGGTATGACGTCGGGGACGGTCTTCAACTTAAAGTCGCGCGAATGAATAATCCGCAATATGTTAAGCGTCTTAATGAAGTATCCGCGCCCTACCGCGCGCAGGTAAAAGCAGGCACGCTTTCCGATGAAAAAAAAGCGGAACTTGCCGCGGGAGTTATGGCGGAAACGATTTTATTGGACTGGAGGGGTATGTTTCTTGGTGGAAAACCACTTCCCTATAGTCGAAAAAAAGCCGCGGAAATTTTGGCGGATCCGCGATATCAAGCGGTTTTCTCGCTGGTTATGTCCTTCGCGCAGGATGAGGCGGCTTTCCGTATCGAAGAGGTAAAAACCGAGCTGGGGGAGTTCTCGACTATTACCGGTGGGTCCTAACTTGGGGTAGCCGCAAAAAATTACTATTAGCGGCCGAACGGCGGTTTGGGCGACGTTCGGCCGCTCTGGCCGCCGCCCCGCCAATCACCCCCGCATGCGAAATTTATATCGATATCTTTCATATTATTTTCTCCGGGACTTCTATCTCGCTTTCCGATATCGAAATTTTATGTCGGATTCGTGGTCTTACTGATATTGAAAAAGCTATTATTATCGTTAAAGAATTAGAACGTCTTACGATTTCCCACCAAAATAAAAGGTTAGCAAATGGCGGCGCGTCTTGATGTAATTGTCGATGCCAAAGGCGCTAAAATTGGGAGCGCGGAAGCATCCCGGGCTTTAGGCGGCGTTGAAACTTCCGCCAAAAAGGCAACTACCGCCATTTCTCTTTTTAACAAATCTCTTGCCGCCGTCTCCGTTATCTCCGTGTTTACTGTAGCGCTCGGAAAGGCTACGACTGCGTCTATCGCTTTTACGGATTCTATTTCAGAGGTATCCACTTTACTCGATGAGGTACCCGATCAACTGACGCAAATATCGGATCAGGCTAAACTTCAAGCTATCGTCTTCGGTGCGCTTCCCGCCAATCAGGCCCAAGCTTTCTATCAAATAATTTCGGCGGGCGCTTCGGACGCATCTGCGGCAACTTTTCAACTCACGGCGGCTAATAAGCTTGCGGTGGGGGGCGTTACGAACGTTACTATTGCGGCGGATGGTTTAACTTCGGTCCTAAACGTTTATAAAGATCGAGTAGCCGGCGCGTCGGACGTTACGGACACATTATTTGTGGGCATGAGGATGGGTAAAACCACAATTGCCGAATTGGCGTCCGGCATTGGCAGAGTAATACCCCTTGCGGAAAAATCGGGCTTATCCTTTCAGACGGTAGTTGCCGCGATTGCCGCGCTTACAAAAGGCGGCCTCAGTACCCAAACGGCGATTGATGGAATCCGGCAGGTATTAGCTAGCATTTTAAAGCCCACCTCCGAAGCAACGACGGCGGCTTCCGATCTTAATTTTCAATTTGACGCGGCCGCGCTGAAAACAAAAGGGCTCTCCGGTTTTCTTTCCGAGCTTGAGGATGTAACCGACGGAAACTCCGCAACGCTCGCTAAATTTTTCGGAGGGGTTGAGGCGTTAGTTCCCGTTTTAGCCCTGATGGGCGAAGGTGCCAAAGATTTTTCGGAAATCCTTCGCGCTATGGATGACCGTTTAGGCGCAACGGACGAAGCTTTTCGAAAGATAGCGGAGAGTCCCGGTTTTGCAACTAAACAACTAAACGCTCTGGCGGAAGTTCTTTTTATTGATTTTGGCGATAATGTCGCGAATATTTTGATTCCTTCCGCACGTTTGGTGATCGATAACTTTGAATTGATATCAGACACGGCGGGAACTGCGGCGGTCTCCCTTGCGGTCGCGTTCGGGCCGCAAGCAGTCGCTATGATCGAGACACAATTTGTTGCTGCGGTGGGCCTGGCAACAACGGCGACTAATACTTTTACGGCCGCAATAGCGGCAAATCCGATCGGCGCCATTGCGGTGGCCCTGACCGCGGCCGTCAGCGCATTGGCGTTTTTTGGTGATAAAATAGAAATAACTAAGGATGGCGTAGTTACTCTTCAAGATATTTTCGTGGCCGGGTGGAATATTGCGACGAGTAAACTAAAAGACGCGACGGTTTTTTGGATCAATCTATTCGCCGACGCGGGGATTTTTATTGAAAACTCAATTTTCGGGTGGAGCGCGCCGGTCGATATTACAATGTCGGATATTGGCGGAGGCGTAAAGTCGGGGGCTAATATTGTCATTGGGCTTTTTTCCGGCACCGTGAAAAGCGTTGAAAGTATTTGGGGCGAACTGCCGAACTTTTTCAGCAGCACGATGGTGAAAACCGTCAACACGGTTATTTCCGGAATTGAAACGGTAATAAATGTTTCCGTTAATTCCGTCACGGATTTTTTGGAAAAAGCTTCCGTCAAAACTATTCAGGGGTTAAATTATTTAATCAGTAAATTAAATAATTTGCCCCTAGTTGATATCGAACCTCTGATAGAGCCGGAATTTAAAGAAAATGATTTTTTATTTATATTAGACCGTATTGAGGACCGGGCGGACGGGACCGCTACTCGTATCGGAAAAAACCTGGAAGAAATATGGGAAAAATCGTTTTCGACAGATTACGTCGGAAATTTTATAAAGGAGATAAAACTTGCGGCGCGGGAAGCCGCCCGGCTACGGAAGCAAGCAAAAACCGACGATGACGACAAGGGTGATGATTCATCCGATCTTCCGGATCTTACCGAAGATGCGGCCGCTAGAATAATTGATATAATGAAAGCTTCCGCGGTAGAGGCGGAGGAGCTTTGGGAAACCTCTTTTTCGGGCGGCTATATAGACCGGCTAGAGGACATGGTGGACGCTACCCGGGACGCATCTTATCGAATGGGTGAAGCTTTTGCGGAAGTTTTTGGCCCTGGCGGAACATTTCAAAAAGGGTTTGCCGACTCCGTTGCGCAAGCTATCGTTTTTGAGGAAGATATCGGTCAAAGCATGGTTAATTTGGGAAAAAGAATCGCGGCGAATTTAATTTCTAAATTTGTGGAAACCCAATTGGCTATGCAAACGACCGCTTTGGTTTCCGAAGCTACCAGCGCGGAAACCGCCGCGGCGACGTCGGCTTTAAATAAAACACTGCTGGCCGATTCCTTAGCCAGTCAAACCGCTATGGCAACGGGGGCCATAGCGGCCGGCGCGGCGATAAATACCGCATACACACCCGCTTCAATAACCGCATCTATTGCAACATCGGGCGGCGCGGCGACCACCGGGGCGACGGCTTACGCGAGCGCTTACGGAACTATGCAGGCTATCGCCAAAGGCGGCGCGCTTCCTTTCGCGAAGGGCGGCGTTTTCGATGGCGACATAATAACCGGGCCGACCGTTTTTCCTCTGGGAGTAATGGGCGAAGCGGGGCCGGAGGCTATTCTCCCGCTATCAAAAAATTCCCGCGGCGAACTGGGGGTTTCCGTATCTTCCGGCGGAAATTCCGGGCCGTCGGTATTTTCACCTTCAATCAGCGTGAACGTTGGAAATGTTTCCGGCGGAAACGAAGGGGCGGGAAGGGTTGTGGCGCGGGAAGTCGAACAACAGTTAGAGCTGGCGTTTAATGATTTTTTACGAAAACAGCAAAGACCCGGCGGTCGACTTAACCGCCAGAGAGTAATTTAAAAAATGACTGACACACTGCCGAATATATCACCTAGTTATTCGTCTCAGGAAGCGGTCGACTTTAAAATTCTGGAAGCCGATTTCGGAGACGGTTATAGCCAGCGCGCCGCGGACGGTTTGAATTCTAAAAAAACCGAGTGGTCGATAGTCTGGGAGAACCGAGAAAACGCCGACATAGCTTTATTATATAATTTTTTAATTGATAAATTGGGGTATGAGGCTTTTTATTGGACGCCTCCGGGCGAATCGGTCGTTCGAAAATGGATTGCCCGGGGCCTGGAAAAAACTCCGGTATCGGTCGGTTATTCTACGTTGACAACGGAGTTTGAAGAAGTTTTCGATTTATAAAGCTAAAATCTTTGGGTTTGAAGGTTCCCTCCGCTATAAATGTCAAATTTGCAGGCAATATGAACCGCTTGCGTAACAGTCGCGCCCGCCGCTAACGCGCCAAGCGCAAAGGGTCGGCCCGAACCGATCGCATAGTAATCGGCGGTTATTATAGTGGGTTCCATACTATTTTCATAGGATAAAAACCGTCTGGGGGCGTTTGAGTATACGATTAAACCTTCGAAATCGTCGTCGCTTTGAAGCGTCAATTTTAGCTCCATAATGTCTTTAGACTGCCCGGTTTCGCACCATTCCAAAAATTTTTGGCAACTTGGGGCATAACCGGCCGCCGCAGCCAACATAGTGTTTTCGCCTACTATAATTTTTTTTATCTTAAGAACTTTTCCCAGCATACATCCGCCTTCGAAAATTTGAGAATCGGCGCACATCACGCCGTTTTTATATGCTATTGTGGACATATCTTCCTGTAATATAGATTAAATTTTCGCTATTTTCTTTCTGAAGTTTTAATTTTTTTTCTACCGCTTCCGTTACCGAATCAGTTATCAGCTCGCAAATTGGCGTCTTAGATAATATAGATCTCCGCCAGACTTTTATGACTTTTTTTCCTTTTTTAATATTCATGATATAAGATGCCTGATATTAGTTTAAAAACAACGCAACAACTTTTTGCGCCGGGGCGTTTAGTTGTTTTGTATGAGCTTGACACGATCGCGCTAGGCGGTCCGGTTTTAAGATTTACATCGACCGCGCTCGAGTCTTCCGCGATTGTTTACGGGGGGCAAACGTATGCTCCCATAAACGTTGAAACGGAAGGATTTGACGCGGACTCCGACGGGTCCCTGCCTACCCCAAAGCTCCGTGTCAGTAATGTCGAGTTTGCATTTCAGGCATTACTTTACGGGTTTAACGACCTCGTTGGCGCTTCTTTTCTTCGGGTTCGGACGTTTCGTCAATTTCTTGATGACGGAACTGATCCCGACACAAACGCGCGGTTTCCGGATGATGTTTATATAATTAATAGAAAAGTTAAGCAAAACAAAGTGTTGGTCGAATGGGAGCTTAAGTCGCCGCTCGACCAAGAAGGCGCCTATCTTCCCGGACGCCAGATATTGAAAACAAGCT